CAACTTGTCCTTCAGGATCCACCGGGCACAGTTACACTTCCTGCAACCGCGTATATTAGGGGTAAGACCAAGACTGGATTTGACGTGCGTCTTTTAGACGCCAACGGCAATATAGTCGCGGGCTTAGCCGACGTCACAGCTGTGGGTTACTAATGACCAATCTCCCTAATTCAGAGCAAGTCGGCAACCTAGACAATATTTCGGTAACTAGGGCGGAGTTTAGAGCCGAAATCGGCGTATTGCTTGAATATATTGCGCAAGCGCTAGGCGATGTCGCTGGAACGTACACAACTGAAACGGTAAGTCCAACAGCAGTTGTGCTACAAGGCACCCCAACGATTGAGGTCGGCGCAAACCCCACCGGCAGTGATCGAAGCCTAAGGATTCCAACTACAAAGTGGGTCAAAGAAAACGGTAATTATGTATCTGGAACGGCGCCCACAACTCCCGTGCAGGGAATGCTGTGGATTGATACGACCACAAGCCCGTATCAGATAAAAACGTACAACTCTTCTACAACAAACTTTGACGTCCTTTCTGGTTTCCCTAGCGGTACAAAAATGCTGTTTCAGCAAACAGCAGCACCTAGTGGCTGGACTAAAGACACGACGACAAACAATAGGGCTCTCAGGGTTGTCTCAGGAACCGTTGGCACTGGTGGAACGCATGATTTTACGACAGTTTTTAGTTCTTCGGTAACTTTTACCGGAACAGTTGCGGGGCACTCGATCACCGTGAGTGAAATGCCGTCCCATGCACATGGAGTAACTGATCCAGGACATTCTCACGCTCTCACTGCGGCCAGACAGTTTGGAAGCTCGGAAAGTGGAAACGGTGACAATGAATGCGAAAATCAAAATTTTTCGACGAGCAGCAGTGTGACTGGAATTAGCATTCAAGCCGCTGGCGGCAACCAAGCTCACAGCCACGGATTTACAGGTTCAGCTGTTGACTTTGAAGTAGCTTATGTTGACGTAATTATCGCAACGAAGAACTAATGCAGCTAGAGCACGGCAAGTTTTGCCCTCTTGTTCAAGGCGATTGCAAGCAGCTGGAATGCGTATGGTTTATCAAGGTGTTTGGGACGGATCCCAATACAGGCAAGCAGGTGGATGAGTATGGGTGTGCTGTAGCTTGGGCTCCTACGTTGCTGATTGAAAATTCTCAACAATCACGTCAAACGGGTGCAGCAGTTGAAAGTTTTAGAAATGAAGTCGCTGGCAACGGGAGTGCATTGCTTGGGATGATTGCTGGCGCTGCACAAAGGCAGTTACACGATCCAAGCTAGAATTTCCTGAGCGGGCTTGACGAGCGAAAGCTTTTATCCGCACTCAATTGAGTACCGAGGGGTTTACCGTCCATGACACTGAATATTCGCAACAAGCGCAGCGCTGTGCAGGGTTCTGCGCCCACTGCTTCTCAGCTTCAAGACGGTGAACTTGCAGTTAACTATAACGCCAGTGATCCTGTTATCTATACAAAAGACACTGCAGGCAATGTTATTCGCCTCACGGGCGCTGGTGCGGACGGGAACTTTAGACGAGTAGGGACAACGCTATCCCCTACCACCCTTGGTGATGTCGTCAACGTAGGTGCGGGTACAGCAGCAGCACCATCGCTGCACTTTAGCGACGCAAACTCAGGCTTATATCGCCCTGGAACGAACCAAGTAGCCATCGCAACCGGTGGCACTCAGCGTGTTTTATTTGACTCAAATGGAAATGTAGGCATCGGAAGAACGCCTGGTGCGTTCAAGTTGGATGTTAACGGCGCAACTAGGATCTTAAGCTCTGGGCAATCAAGTTTTCTTGAAATCGGGACAGGTACGACTTCCAACCAAGCTGCATACATTGATCTTGTAGGTGACACCACTTATGCAGATTATGGCTTAAGAATAATTCGCAATAACAGCGGAGCTAATGCATCCTCGTTTTTACAGCACAGAGGTACTGGGGCTTTTGTTTTTAGAACCGTAGAGGCTGCGGCACTTAAGTTTGACATGAACAACCTCGAAAGAATGAGGGTTCATACAAACGGAAATGTGGGGATTGGCACATCCAGTCCAGTACGAATTCTACACATTGCAGATGCGCAGCCAATTATTAGGCTTGAAGATTCAGATGGAACAAATCAGTACGGGGAAGTTTTTAAGGCTGGAAGCGGTTTATATTTAGACTCTAGAGACAATACAGCAAATGGACCAATTATCTTCCGAGGCAACGGAAGTGGCAATGAGTACGCAAGGTTTGACGTAAACGGCAACTTCGGGCTTGGGGCAACTAGCCCAGCAACAGACATTCACATTGCAAATACAATACCGACAATTAGGCTTCAAGATTCGGATGGAACGAATCAGTATTCACAAATTCTTGAATCTGATGGTTCGCTATATCTGGATTCAAGAAACAATACCAGCAATGGACAAATCATTTTTCGTGGGGACAGTGGGACCGCTCAAGAATACGCAAGGTTTGACGCAGATGGCAATTTCGGGCTTGGGACAACTAGCCCAGTACGCAATTTGCACATCACAAGTACTTCCCCATCGCTTAGGCTCGAAGATAGCGATTCCGGTACAGCTAACACATACGGGGAGTTTACATATAGCACTAATGCAGTGTATTTGGACTCAAGAAACGGTACTTCCAATGCCCCTATAGTTTTTCGCGGGGATAATGGAACCACCTTCACTGAATATGGAAGGTTTACGTCAAGCGGTGAATTTCGCACTACCGGCAGTGCAAACATTTCTGGAATTCAATACCCAACTGCTGGAGCGTTAAGTAATCGTAACCTGATTATCAACGGTGCGATGCAGGTAGCACAACGTGCAACTCAAGTCCTAACAGTAACAGCAGGGGGATATAGCACTTGTGATCGATGGCGTTTTAATTTATTAACTCTTGGCACTTGGACTGTCGATCAAGCAACGGATGCACCAGAAGGTTTTACAAAGAGTTTTAAGGCAACTTGCACAACTGCAGATGCTTCTCCTGCTGCTGCTGACACTGCACTGATTAATCAACGCATAGAAGCACAAAACCTACAACACCTAAAGTATGGAACCTCAAATGCGGGAAACTTAATCGTTTCCTTTTGGGTCAAGTCGAATAAAACCGGTGATGCATCGATTGATCTTATACAGCGTAACAATAGTGACCGTCAGTTTACGACTTCTTATACGATCAATAGTGCCAACACTTGGGAATATAAGACGATTACAATTCCTGGAGACCCTTCTGGTCTTATCAATGATGACAATGGTAGCGGACTTCAACTTGGTTGGTGGTTAAATTCTGGATCTAATTTTACTACTGGAACGCATAGCGCTGCTTGGGAGGCTGTTGACAATACTAATCGAAATGCAACCAACCTTGGTGTCGGTGGTGCAACCAATGACTACCTTGCAATTACTGGAGTACAGCTTGAGATTGGTACAGCTGCCACACCATTTGAGCACAGATCTTATGGTCAGGAACTAGCATTATGCCAAAGATATTACGAAGAGGTTCCAGTTGCTGCAAGGGTAACTACTCCAACTGGCGCCTTTATGAATACGCCGGGCATTTACAAGGTGACAAAAAGAGCCGCTCCAACTATAACGGCGAAATATCTTACAGCTAGCAATGGTATAACTTCGGAAACAGCGGCACAAATCACCGAGTCTGGCTTTAGGTATGAAATCGGCACTACAGCCAACGCTGATACCTATACAATTGGACGAATTTACGCTGTAAACGCTGAATTATAGGTTATATTTGTCTCACGATGTATTTGACGAGCCATGAGCTACACCTATCAATGGGTCGATCAGCTAGACCCAAGTAACTGCACAATCAAGCGTACAGACGAAAACGGAAGCGTTATGTTTATTTCTACAGCCTCGAGTATGCCAGAGTACGCTGAATTCTTGGAGTGGGTCGCCGAAGGCAACGAGCCTCTTCCCATCGATTCCCTTGACCCCTAAACTGCTCCTACCACCCCTTCTGCAATGTCCGACCCACAACCCGGTATCGATTTTCCCTTCACTTTGTGGAAAGTCGAAGAGATGGAACGCCATCTTGACAGTGGAATCGTTTATACGGTGCATTACCGCGTTACTCGATTCAAGGATGGTGAACAGTCAGGCGCCTACGGTTCTTTAGAATTTGAGGCACCCCCAGAGGAAGAACTTATTCCCTACACCAGCCTCACTGAAGAGATTTGCATCGAATGGTGCAAAAATCAGCTTGGCGAGGAGCAAGTAACGTCAATCGACGAAAAGCTTGATGAACTCATTGCCGAAAAGCTGGCACCAACCAAAGCCAAAGGAATGCCCTGGAGCTAATGCATGGCTAAACCCAAAAGTCTTAACGGTCAAACGTTTATTTCGGGAAAGCCTAAAAAAACCCGTCAAGGTAACGGTCAGCATTCAAAACCTAGTCACAATAGGAAAATGCGACGCGGACAAGGAAAGTAATTTGAGCGATAAGCCGGATCCACTAAAATAAACTTGATGGGTGCGCCAGCAAGGTGGTTGAGATTGTTGCAGCTGCTGTTGGCGCCTCGATAGGTATTGCTGGAATGTCAGCAACAGGCTTTAGCCGCAGAAATAGGGAGAACGAGTCTGCCGTCATACGTCTAACGATGGCAGTAGAAAGCATTGCTGGAAAGCTTGAAGAGTTACATCAAGACATGAAAGAAGACAGGCGAGAGATGTACTCAAAATTAAACAACCACGATACAAGGCTTGCCTCTATTGAAAGCAGACTGGACAGGCAGCATTAGGATTAAGGAAACTGCAGGATCTAATCATGCACCTCGAACAAATTCTTGCCCATCCCGCTTTCTGGGTCGTAATCGCCGCAGCCTCGGAACTAATCGGCATGAGCAAGCTTAAGGACAATTCCGTAATCCAGCTGTTCTTCACTGCACTGCGCTCCATCAAGCCAAAAAAGGGCTGATCCCACCAGACGGGTACTTTCTGGCACTATTTAGCACGCAATCTCCTTGGGTTGCCGTGGAACGCACCATCGCAAAACGCAAGTTCCACGCCACACTCAAGCACAAGCTAGACATAGCGGAAGAGGAGTGGCATAAGTCGCAACCTCCTGCGACTTTGCCGCCAATTCGTCTTGACGACTTGCACATTCGCGCACCATGGCATGACTCGCAAACCGATCCGCCTAACTGATCTTTTCCGGTACTACCGCGCATTACCCCACCAAAATGCGGGGTTGCAGGAGCTTGAGGCTCAAATTTTAAAGGCCGCTCCTGAAGTTTTCGACCGCAACCAAGAGTGGTACGGTACATGGTCATCAGCGGTACAGAGCAAAGACTACGGCCCTGCGGTGCAAATCATCAAAGAATTTGAGGGC